TTTCAGAGGCTCTATCCATCGCTTCAAAACTCATTAAATATTGACTATCGTCAATAATAACTTGTTCAATGTGTGGCATTGTCATGTTTATCACTTTTAAAATTTGTCCGATTTTTTCAACACTTGACGTGTTATAAAGATTTCCAACATAACCACGTCCATCAGGAGCTGGGGTTAATGCTTTATAATTCTTTCTAAACCCTCTGATCGGAAGGGGTTTGTTTGCTACATTTATCACAAATGTTTTTGTTGGGTCTAAGTTTCTAAGAGAGGTTGATTTTCCTGAACCACTACCTCCAACGATTGCGCCTAATTCTGCCATTTTTAAAATTTAAATACGTTTTTTTCATCAATTTCTTCATCTGGTTTCGTATTTATCTGTGTACTATGATTTAACGTTAAGTATGGCTCATAATCGCCAATTTCCTCTGGTTTAGGTAATTCTCTAAACATTCCTATTTCTCCATAAAAACCTAATCCTAAATTAACATCAGACTGTCCATAACGATTCTTAAGAATCTGACATAACCTAAAGCGTTTCTTTAGTATGTTTTGTATTGGATAACCCTCGCATCTAGCAATTTTTTCTCTATGAGGGAAGTATAGACCTATAACAACCTCAGAACCATCAGTAGTTCCAGAAGTGTCTTTGAAATCATCCAATTGGATAAGTTCATAACCGGAGTTTTTTCTCTCCATTGACTTAGCACCTCTATTTAATTGTTGAACAAATACGCCAGTTAAACCACATTTATTTCTTAAATAAATCATAGTATCAACTACTGTATCAATCCTAACTTTTTTAGAGTCAGTACCACTTATAAGACCAACGTGATCTATGAGAACAACCTTATAACGACTAGGATCACTATCCTTATAGTCCTCAGTGTGTTCATCAACTTGAATGAATTCGCCGAATTGACTTAGCCAATTTCTACAAGTTACATAAATTCCATTAGGTGTTAATGCTTTGTCATAGATAACAAGATGTTTCTCTAATCCTAATAACCATCCTTCGGACCTGCGCACAAGCTCCATGTGACGGTCAGATATTGGTGATGTAAGAGATAAAATATCCTCATAGGTTACAATTTCTCCATATGCATCCCATATATGACGCGATAACAATTTGGCATATAGCACATCGGCAGCCATTTCAAAAGAATAGTATAAAATGGAAATGGGAGTATTTCCTGCATTCTTAATAAGATTATAAATAAAGACATCAAGCGCGAATGATGTCTTACCTCCCGAGGTATCAGCCCCAATGGTATAAAGATATTTCTTTTGGATTCCATAAATTACTTTATCCAATTTAGGAATTCCAGTTGAAATTCCAATATTTTTACCTTGTTGACCCCTCTTTACGTTTTTATATAATTTAGCTACACCCATTACAATAGTTCTGAATTATTGTAGCCATTCACATTACCACTATCTCTTATATATTCAATCTCAACCCATTTATGAGATGCGATGTATTCAATGATAGAATAAGCAATTAAATTATGCTCTTTTCCATATTCAAGGGCATTCATAACTCTTTCATGAGTTACTCCAGCAGCCTTTATCGCCTTCGAATAATATAAACAAAACTCATCAAACGAGTACAAACCAGCTTTGGTAAAGTTTTTAATGCTACACATTTTACCATTAATATTGATAAAAGGTGGGTAAGCATCAAATAACTCTTTTCCAATCTCATTAGATTCTCGAGCATACATTTTAATAAAATTCTTATTAAAAGGTATATTTTGATAGTTCAACGATTCTCCTTCACAGGGTACTTTAAATGTTGATAGTATTACTTTCTTCTCTTTTAGTGAAACTAAAACCTGTCTAAATAATTGTTTTCCGTCTTGAACGTTTGACAAATAATTTATTAATTGGCTAGAGTCACCATCAATTGCTAAAAATAGTAATCGTAATATAAATAGTTCTGTAGGTGTTAACCCGCTATTTATATAAATATTGATTTCTTCTTTCGAAGAAAGTTCAAATTGTTGCATTAATTGTAGTTTAAAACTACGCTTTCCTTTCCTGTAATATCCTTTAAGGGATTGTAATAATGGGTTTTTGGTAAGTTGTGGGTTTATAAAAAACTTATCTAATCATATCACAAGCACAGTCATGACCAATTAAGGCTTCTTCCCATGTTGAATATCGATCTTGATACATATCGTATTCTCCACCAAAGATCATTGTTTCAAATAATAACGGAACACCGTCACCAAATTGATGATCTATAGCTAAAAATACTGTTGAAACTTCAGCACAACCAATAACAGTCTTTGCGACTATTCTGTTCATTGTTGACATCTGTATCGACCACTCTGTTAAATCATCACATTTAACAGGTGTTTTTCCGTCTAAAATATACATTCCATTCATATTCTAAAATCTAAACATTTGACCTACTTCTTTGGCTTCATGAACCAAATTTTCAGACTCATTGAAGTCTAGTATTTCATCTAATTCAGCTTCAGTTATTTCTATATAACTTTTACCTGCTGATGATGTACTAAACCATCCCTCTTCCATAGTTCCCTTGATAACAAGTGTAAATATTTCAGCTTTCTTACCTTCTTCATACCGTATAACTCTTCCAACTCGTTGAGTTTTCTGAGTTTGTGAGGATGTATTAGATAATACAACTGCAACACTTAAACCTTTAACATCAGCACCTTCATCCAAACTTTTCGCAGTATGTACAACACCTGTTGATAGTTTAGCGAAATCTTCCATTGTTATTCTGTTCTTCTTTTTAGTGTTACCAGAATGGACAACAAATCCTCCACCAATCTTTTCAGCTTGTGCTATTGTTGACGAAAACGTAATTGCCTTTTCATTTGGTCTGGCAGCTAAAATTTTACGAGCAATTTCTATTTTCTTAGGATGTTCCATTACGTATTTCTTACGAGCACGTAAAGCTCTTCCCCAAGTAAAAACAACTGCATCTAATTCTGCAACAGCCATACCCATTTTCTTTCCATATATTCTACGGGCAATTATGTTAGTCATACAATCCATAGCTAACTTAAAGTCGAAATCAAATACAGCGAACGCTTCATTGAATTCTCTATTTGCCTTTTTATATATTTCAATATCATCAGGTTCAATAATTATCTTATACTCAACGTAAGGGGATAACCATTTGTTTTCAATAGCTTCTTTAACAGTAACTGTATCACATACTGGGCAATAACGCTCAAGTAATTCGTGTCTACCATCAAGTCTACTAAAAGTTGCTGACAAACCTAATACTATTTTCGGTTGTCTATTTTGAAATATATTATAAAAAGTATCAGATGCATATCTATGACATTCATCTAATAAAATAAAATCAACTTCGGATTTTATTTTTGCAGCAGTATTAATTATCTCAACAGATACTGCATAAAGAAGATTGTGTTTCGATAGTTCTTGAATCCACTGAATTTTTAAATGTTCAGTAGGTACAACAACCACAATAACTCGATCTTTGTTTTTAGTTAGAAATGCTTTGATAGCCATAATGGCACTAAATGTTTTCCCGAATCCGGTACAATACATCCAACTACCTCTACAGCCATTCGCCATCCACTTTCTAACTCCTTCTTTTTGACGCTCGGTTCTATCAAGTGTCATTTAAAAAATTTATTATCATACTTTTAAGTACTTGGTTGATTAAAAATTTATCTACACAAAGATACAAAAAAATCTTGACATATACAACTAAATTAACATATATTTAGAATAATGATAACTGAGTTGATTCAATTTGATTAATAATTTTCTTGGCTTCAAGTATATAGAAATCATAATTTATATCATATTCACCCATAGGTTTTTCAACATAGGTGTTGAATATCGTAACTATAAATCCTATATTCACTCCAGATATCTTACCATTATTAAAATTCTTTCTTAATGATCCTCCGTGATTGGAGATATAATATCGGGTAGTTCTACTTAAATCCATTACTTTTATTTGTTGAGCTTCTTCATCAATATATTTATACTGTGCAGTAG